CGGCTTCTACGGGCAGACCACCTCCACCTTCGCGCTGACCGTGTGGTGGGAAGCCTGCCGCAATCTGGAGTTCGCCGCCGTGCAGCGTGCGCTGTCCCGGCACGCGATGGACCCGGATCGCGGCATGTTCGCGCCGAAGCCGGCAGACGTGGTGCGGCAGGTCATGGGTACGCCGACCGACCGCGCGGCCCGCGCCTGGAGCATCACGCTCGATGCCGCCAGCCGGGTGGGCGCGTACTCCGACGTGGTGTTCGATGACCCGATCATCCACGCCTGCATCGAGGACATGGGCGGCTGGGTTGCGCTGTGCCGCACCGACACCGACCGCCTGAGCTACCTGCAACACCGCTTCACCGAGGCTTACCGGGCCTACTCGAACCGCGGCGACCTGACGCAGTACCCGCGCAAGCTGGTCGGCGATCGCTCGCCCGATGATGTGTACATGGCCCGCGGCCTGCCGCCGCCGAAGCCCGTCCTGATCGGCGACCCGGCCCGCGCGCAACTGGTGCTGACCAACGGCAGCACCTCCGGCCGTCTGCAAATCACGTCGATGGGCGAGGCGCTGCATGGCGCCATTGGGCTAATCGAGTCGAAGGCGGAGGACGCTGCATGAGCCGCGCCGAGAACAACCGCCGCTGGAACGCCCGTCAACGCGAACGCGGCTACATGCGCGGCCCGCAGATCACAGCCGAAGCGCACGAGCGGCTGCGCGAGCTGGCGCACCAGCACCGCATGTCGATGGGCGACGTGATGACCCACCTGCTGCTGAACATCCCGCTGCCCACCACCGGCAACCCGTTCGGCCTGTCTCCGGACGAGCTACTGCACGCACGCCTGCAGGGCTACGCATCGTGAGCCAGAACATCCGAGACCCCGACAAGACGATCCCCTGGTCGCTGGTGTTCTGGATATTGATTCCGCTGGTGGTCGTGGCGGTTGCCCAATGGGGCTTGTGGTCGTTCCTGTTCGGTGTTTTCGCATGACCGAGCTTCCGCTTCGCATCGAATCCTGCGCAAACAAGCGCGAGCACTGGGCAACCCGCGCCCGTAGGACCAAGGCGCACCGCCTGGCCGCGCTCGCCGTGCCGGTCCATCCGCTGCCCTGCATCGTGACCCTGATTCGCGTGGCGCCGCGCAAGCTGGACGACGACAACCTCGCCAGCGGCTTCAAAGCCCTGCGCGATGGCATCGCTGACCGCTTCGGCGTGGACGACGGCGATCCCCGCATCCGGTTCAAGTACGACCAGGTGCGCGGCAAGGCCAAGGAGTACGCCGCAAGGGTCCACGTGGAGCCCATGCCGTGAACCGCCAGATGCGATCCCGCGACCTTCTGGACCTGGCCTACCAGTACCCATGCCTGCTGCGCCTACCGTGCTGCGAGGGTGGAGACGCAGGTGAGCCGGCGCATAGCAACCAGTCCGTTCACGGAAAGGGCGGCGCGATGAAGGCGCACGACTGTTTTCACGTGCCGGCCTGCCGCGCCTGTCACCGGGAGTTCGACCAGGGTCGGACGATGACGCGCGAGGAAAAGGTCGCGCTGTGGAACCGAGCCTATGGCGAGTACCTGCCGATGCTGTTCCATGACTGGCTGGAGATCCGCCGGTGACCGAGCCCGAGCCAAACCCGCTGTGGACGTACACCCCGCCCGCGGTCTCCAAGGACGGCAAGACCGTGCGCTTCGACGCAATGGTGCTCCCAGAGCTGCTTGAACTGTATCGAATCCTGGGCGTGAAGCCCGCCGAGCCGAGGAGTCGAACGTGAGCGCGAAAGCTGACTATTCACGGGCCTATGAAGAAGGCCAGGCCGCAAGGCGGGCAGGGAAGCCGCGGGAAGCCAACACCTACCGCCACCGGGGCGGGCAAGACGGCGAGGGGCTGTACGACCGATGGCACGACGGCTGGGACGACGAGAACGCCCGGAGGACCAAGGCATGACCTGCCAAGGGAACACCCAGCGCAACAAGCCGCGCATCCCGAAGCCCTGCGCCTGGCTCGCCCGCGAGTCTCTGCAGGAGGTCGTGGCCTACCTGGTCCGCCGCCTAGAGGTGGAGCGCAGGCGCCAGCGCAGGTCTTTCCTGTTCGTCAACCGCAACACCGGGGCCGTGTTCCTGCTCGCCGAGGACTGCCCGCTGGTGGAGTCATGGGTGCTGACCCGCATCTCGGACTACGTGGCCTGCTACTTCGCAGGCCGCCCGAACCGTGGCACCGACAAAGCTGAATACGACATGCCCCCGACCTTCGAGGGGCTGGTCGAGGACTTGTCCGATCACATGGGTTTCTGACATCGAGCGCCGTCCGGGGCGTGAAAGCCGGACCCGTTAGCCGTGAGTGGGGAAACCGCGGCAGCCGGCGATGTGGTCTGTCCTCGTTGGGGACGGCCGCAGGGAAGGGGTGACGTTCATTGCCACAGGCGCCGGCCTTCGTCGTTGAATCGCTCAGGAGGAAAGACATGCTCGCCCGCGTGAACCCACTACGCACCGCCACCGAGAAATTGTCCGGGGAGTTCTCCATGTCCAGGCCCGAGGCACAGCGCTCCCTGTCCGACCAGGTGCTCCAGGGACTCATGGCCCACGGCTACGCCATCCACGACAAGCGCAGCGATCGGTATGCCGTGTCTGCGGCTGGGCGGCGGATGTTGGCGGATACGGGAGCGCAGGAGTGAGCGCGAAGCGAGAGCGTACGGAGCGGATGTACTGCGGCGACTGCAATTGGCAGGCGGAGCCGGGCATCGCCATGAAGAACGAATGCGCCGAGTGTGGGGCGAGGCTGCGCTTCAAGATCGTAGAGGCGATGGAGGCGACGTGGATGGAGGCCATGAAGGTCGTTCCGAGGTCAAGTTTCGTCATTCCCACAAGCAACCTGTTCCGCGAGGCGATGAGGAATCACCGGGAGGTGGTCGTCTGGCGTGGGCGCAAGCACTGCTTCCGGCCGTTCGCTTCGTGGTTCAAGGCCACCAAGTTCCACTCAGGGCCAAACCCCTTGGATTGGTCCAATGGGTAGGCCGTCTAGCTATACGCCGGAGCTGGTTGAGTCGATCTGCGAGCGATTGGCTGAGGGTGAGTCACTGCGCAGCATTTGCCGCGATGAAGCCATGCCGGATAGGACCACCGTCACCCGGTGGCTGGCAGAGATCGGGGATTTCGCCACCAAGTACGCGCGCGCGCACGAGGAGCAGGCTGAGTTCCACCACGCGGAAATGGACCGGCTGGAGGCCGCGGTGGAGGACGGCACCCTGTCTGCGCCCGCTGCTGGCGTCATCCTGGCGAACAAGCGGTGGCGCATGGAGAAGCTGAAGCCAAAGGTGTACGGCAATGCCGTCACCCTGAAGGGCGACAAGGACAACCCCCTGCGGGTGGCGCGGGCAAACGAGCTGACGGACGACGAGCTGCTGGCGATTGCCGCAGGCGAGCGTGGTGGCTGACGGTTCCCGCCTGAGTCCTGGGCAGGCGTCGCAGGAGGTCCTGCGCCGTCGCCGCGCCCGTGAGTCGCTGGTGGCGTTCTCGCAGGCCATCACGATTCCCGGCGCACCTGCGTCCGATGACCCGGATTCGTGACTGTTCAAGCCGATCGAGACCAGCGTTGCGCTGCACCATCGCGTCATCATGGACGAGATCCAGCGGTGCATCGAGACCGGCTCGGGCCGGCTCATGATCTTCGCGCCGCCGGGTTCGGCCAAGTCCACCTATGCGTCCGTGGTGACGCCGCCGTGGGCGATGGCGCGGTATCCGGGCTACAAGGTCATCCTGTCCAGCTATGCGGCGACACCGGCCGAGCGCCAGTCCAAGCGCGCCCGGTCCATCGTCGGATCGCCTGAGTTTTCGAGCATCTGGCCCGATCGGGTGATGCTGAAATCCGGCAGCTCCGCGGTGAACGAGTGGGAGCTGACCAACGATTCCGGCCTGTTGGCCGTGGGCATCCTGGGCGCGGTGACTTCGGCCCGTGCTGACCTGCTCATCATCGACGACCCGGTGGCAGGCCGCGAGGAGGCGGACAGCGAGACGATCCGCAAGAAAACCCGCCAAGCCTACGACGACGACCTGCTCACGCGCCTGAAGCCTCGCGCCAGCATCATCGTGATCCAAACCCGGTGGCACATGGACGACCTGGCCGGCTCGATCCTGCCAGACGACTACGACGGCCGCAGTGGCGAGGTGATCGGGCGCGACGGCCAAGTCTGGCGCGTGCTGAACATCCAGGCCAAGGCCGAGCGCCACGACGACCCGTTGCAGCGTCCGCTGGGCGAGTACCTGTGGCCGGAATGGTTCGACGCCCGCCATTGGGCCAACTACGAAGGCAACCCCCGCACCTGGGCGAGCCTGTACCAGCAGCGCCCAACCCCGGACACCGGCGGGCAGTTCGAGCGCGAGTGGTTCAACTGGTACGACGAGGCGCCCAAGAACCTGCGCATCTACGGCGCCAGCGACTACGCCGTCACGAAAAAGACGCTGGACACGAACCCCGACTTCACGGAACACGGGGTTTTCGGCGTGAGCGAGACCGGCGACATCTACGTGCTCGACTGGTCCTCCAGCCAAGAGCCGACGGACAAGACCATCGCCAAGTGGATCGCGATGGGCAAGCAGTGGGAGCCGCAGCAGTGGTTCGACGAGGGCGGGGTGATCCGCAACGCCACCGAGCCGCTGAAGGTGCGCATGCAGGCTGAAGCCGGCAAGTACATCGCCGTGGACTACCTGCCGAGCATCGGCGACAAGATCGCCCGCGTGGCGTCGTTCCGTGGCCGTGCCAGCGCCGGCAAGGTGTTCCTTCCCAAGCGTGCGTCCTGGGTGAATCGCCTGCTGGACCAACTCTGCAGCTTCCCGTTCGCCCGTTACGACGACGCCGTTGACGTGTGCGGTAACCTGGGCCGCGGGCTTGAACTGGTGTTCAACGCCAAGCCCGGCAGCTCTGACAAGAAAGCACCGCTGACCCCCTTCACCGAGGCGTGGTTCAACGCCCGCGACCGCGAGGACGCCGAGAGCGTGGCCGAGCGAGAGGAGTACTACACCTAGTGGCCAACCATGTCGAACAA